GAGTCATCATCAAGTTCTTCTGCTAACTCAATGCAATCTCCAATTCTTAGATCAATCATAGTAATATTATAGCATACTATTGAATTTTGACAAATGGACCTTGAAGATCATCAACTCTAAATTTCATTTTTCCAGCAGAATAATATGCTCTAGTTAAAAACTCCCCTAATCTACCAGCAGAGTCAGCATTTACAACTGCTCTCATGATTATCATCCCCCTCAATTTTCCTCTAAAATTTCTAGTCCATTTAGAAGATTTATTCATACCATACCTCAACTTAACTGCCTTTTGATCTGCTTGATCAATCCAAAAAAGTTCTTTAAAATATTTTATAGTTCCCTCTCTAGTGCCATTATCAAATACAATTCTACCTTGACTATCTTTTATTTGAGCGTCATTCATAGTAATAAGTGGTGATGCTTTAAGTGCAAGATAATAATCAGCCCACACTGCAGCTAATCTATTAGCCTCATTTAAATTTGTTATCTTACTTTTAGGAACATTATGATTCCAACTATCTTTTCCTTGTTTAGTAAATTCCTCAATCAAGGGTTCAAATTGCAAATCCTTACTAATAGAACCACCTCTTGCATTTGCTTTTTTTAAAGTATTATTTCTCCCTCCAGAAACCATATCTTTCATTTCTGTTACATGAGGTCTACTTTCTGGGGGACTTTTACTTTCCCAAAAATATTTTAAAGGTTCCCCTCCATCCATACTTACTTCAACTTCAAATGTAATAGAGTTTCCATAAAAATCTAATGACCCATTTTTTTTCTGAACTAGCATATACTGATGAATAAACCCATTAGTTCCTCTAATAATTTTAGCTTGTCCATACTTGGGTGGTTCAAAATCTATATCCCTTACTATGTTTATACCTTTAGCTTTAGGTTTATTAGGAGGAGTAGCTTGTTTTAATGACACTCCAATTAAAGTATTCTCAATAAAAAGTTTTGTTAGATAATCATTCACTACAGAGACAAAAATTTTAGGATTTTCAGTCACAGCTGTTTTTTGTTGCAAATCAACAAGTCCAGCTAAAACAGCAGCTTCATCACCATCAAAAAGATAAACATCAGCTGGATTCCAACTATCTTTTTGTCCTGATTTTTTACTAGAAAATAAATTTCTTTGTGCAGGAGTAAAAAGATCCCATATCTGATCTAAAATACTAGTGCCTAAAGGAAGGGGAGAATTAACTCCTTGATCTCCATCAAATCTACCATACTTCCACTTTGTTTTTTTACTATCAGCACCCCTTTGTTTTAAATATTCTACTAAAACTTCACCTTGATATTGATAAGAAAAAATATCTTCTGCTTTAAGAGAACCATCCATAATTTTAGATTCAGTCCATATGGACCTTAAACCTTGATCCATAACCATTGCAAGACGTTCTGTTGGAGATTTAACCCTACCATATTCTTTATAGTCAGGAAGATTTATTTCTTGACCATTTAAAGCTTGAGCAAAAACATATAGGGAGGCCATTTCCCTTTCTTTAGTATTAGGATCAGCCATTTATAAACACTTTTAAGTATTTAGATGTCACCCTCCTTTCTGTTCTCTGACTTGAGCACATCAAACTCACCACCAGGATATCTCTTCTTCAACTTATCTACATTCAATACAAGTATCTCATCAAAGGAAGTGTCTAGTGCCATACATGCCTGTGCAATATACCAACAGATGTCACCCAACTCTCTCTTCATATGGAAGACATTATCTTCATTGTAAGGTTTACCCTGTAGTAAAATCTTCTTGACTATCTCAGTAAACTCACCTGACTCAGCAGTCAATCCAAGAGCAGCAGTCAGCAACTGAGGGACATTGCAATCATCTTCAAGTTCTAGATTATTCATTCTAGAAACTAGTGCTGGATAGTGTAGACTCTCATTACTTGTCACACCCTCAACAAACTGAAGATATTTTTGTGTATCAACTGGCATTAGAATTTAAACCCCTCAAAAGATTTCTTTACCTTTTCTTCCTTAGCATTATACTCCTCAGTGTCTTTACTGTCAACTATATCTGTTTGTGCAGATTGTTCACAATCATATAATCTCATCTTTGCCCTATCAATACCTATCACAAATCTTTTCCTGACAGTAGGATCATTATATCTATTCTTTAATTGCTTAACTAGTATCTGATTTAACCCTTCCAATTCCTCAGTAGATATGAGAGCGAACATAAGATCAGCAGTAGCAGGGAGTCCAAAGGATTCTGAAGTGTCAGTAAGCTCAACATCATTAGAGCCATAACCAGAACGAGTAGTTTGAGTAGCACTGACAATTGGTAGGTTAGCTTCCACAGCCAATCCCCTAAGTTCCTCTGCAATTGCTTTAATGTATGAGTAAGAGTTGACATTACCATTAGATCTATACCTAGAAGATGCACATATGTTTAAGTAGTCAATGAATATTATATCAGGTCTGAATGATTTCTTCAATGCTAGTTCATTCAACAGTGATTTAAAGTGTCCACTATGTGCAGATGCAGTAGGATACTCTTTTATAATCAATGTCCCTTGAGTTTTCTTTGCTAGATCCTCAACCTTAGTATCAAACATAGGTTTAGGTAGATCTGTTATGTCTTGTATATTGACATTAAGTAAGTTAGCATCAATCCTCTCCGCAATCTTCTCCTCTGCCATTTCAAGAGTGATGTAGAGGACGTTCTTTCCTTGGATAAGAGCACTGCTTGCCACATGGCACATAAATAAAGACTTTCCAACCCCTGTGCCAGCCAGAGCAATGTTGAGAGTTTTATTTGGTAAACCCCCTTTTGTAATCTTGTTAAAATATTCAAGATCAAAGGGGATGCGATCCTCTTTCTTGTGGTATGATTCAAACCTTTGCTCATAGTCCTGTAAGTAGTCATGTCCTATATGATTATCAAAAGACACAGCTAGGGCATCAGATAGAATAGAAGGAATAGCATCCCTTCCCTTAGTGTCATCCTTTCCATCTGCTAGTTGAATTGATTCCATCAATGCTAAGTATATAGCACGATCTCTACACCATTTCTCTGTAGAATCTATCAACCAATCTAATTCACCAACCTCATCCTCAAGAGATGTAATGATATCCACTATCTCTTTAAAGTTAGTGTCATTAATATCACTACGTTTTTCTACCTCAATAGAAAGTATTTCCTTAGTTGCTAACTTATTATACTGTTGAATAAAACTAGAAATTTCTTGGAATATAATCTTTTGATTTTGATCTTCAAAGTATTCATCCTTGATAAATGGAATTACCTTTCTAGCATACTCTTCATTGTATATTAAATTTCTGAGAATTATTAATTCAATTCTCTCCATAACTAAATTCCTTTTGTGCTATTTCATCAAGGGCTTGCATGACTTCGTCAGTAAAATACTCTGTTGGGTTTGCCAATATGTGCTTCCCATAGACCTTCTTTCCATTGATTTCATATCTTCCTGCAACATTCTTCCAGAGTCCCCCAACCTCACCCAATTCCAGTAGACCATAGTAACGGTCAAGACCACGACTATCATAAAAGAGACGTACTTCAACAGTTTTATTCTCCTTACTTAGACGTGATTTGTGAGTCTTTGCTTTGATAATGTTTCCAATGACTTCTTTACCATCCTTCTCTTTCTTCTTGCTGAGATATATGATTGTACTAGCTGCGTACTTGAGTCCACTGCCTCCTCCCATTTCTTTTGTAGGTATGTAAGATCCAATGACATCATAGGTATGGTTGGTAACTATTAAAGGAATGTTTGCTTGACCAAGTTTGAGGGTGAGCATTCTAAATGCACCTTTAACAAGTTGGGATTTGGTCATGTCCCTAACCTGTTTATCATCTAGTGCATCTTTAATCTCTTTCTCTGTGGAAAGCATACCTAAAGAGTCTAGCACAAACAAACAAGGTTTGCGTTCATCTGCGTCCTTCTTAAGATATATATCTACTGCCTTAAGTGCATTAGTTCTAAACTCTTCTATGGTTACTACATTGATAACAACTACTCTATCTAAGTCAATACCACGAGACCTAAGTAGTGACTTATTGACAGCAGCTTCAGTATCAAAATATAAACAATACCCGTCAGGATTACTGTCAAGGAAATTCTTAACCATAGCGAGAGAGAAAAAAGTTTTCCCTGTAGAACTTTCACCAGCAATAGCGGTAATCTTGTTACCAGATACACCACGAAAGATAGAACCTGATACAAGTCCATTAAAAATGAACGAACCTGTGTCCACATATTTTTCAGTGTCATCAATATCTGATGCCAATTGGGTGTACTCATTTCCTATCTCCTTTACAATGTCTTTTAAAAAATCCATATCAACCAAAGAATAATTCCAAATTAACAGTTTTCTCTACATTCCATCCAATGGCATCAAGAATAATCTTGAGTGGTTCTAAGAATGACTTCTCAAATTGTAGATCATAATCTATATACCTGTCAAGTCCAAGTTCTCTAGGGAAATCTTGAATAAATGATATAACATTTTCATGTATAACATTAGGTTTCTTAAGATAGCAAAACTTAATCTTCTCACCATTTTGTATGAGTGAATATTTATTAGTTAAGTTGTTCTTCTCTATGTAATGATTGAATAGAAGAGCACCTCTTGCATGTATGGGTGTGCCTTTTGTATAGATGGTGGATGATGCTTTATATTTTTTGACATCAGAAACTGTTCTAGGAAAAGCAATATCTTCTGGAGGAAGAGACTTGAATTTTTTTCTAGCATTATCAATAAACTTAATCACATCATCTTCTGTCCCACTCATCATAATCTTGAGACCATCCTTAATCATTTGTCTACATGGTGCAGGTGTGGATGACTTGACTGCTTCAATACCCATCATCTTCAGTTTAGGTTCATCATATCTGACACCCTCACTGTCCCATACATTCAGAATATATCTTTTCTTAGCAGTCCAGATACCCCTCTCAGCAATGTTCTCCCTCTTCATAAACATCTTCTGCTCATATGCATTTAGATACCTGGCCAACGCTTCATAAGCACCTTCAATAAAAGGTTCAAATTCATTTTCACACACCTTGTTAAGGAACCCAACAACGCCCTCATTAGTTTTCTCTCTTCCTTCGTATACACGCTCAACCAAAGGACCAAGATTGAGGTAGATGGAATCAGTATCTGAAGCAATAACATAGTCAACCTCATTTGTTTTTAATATCTTATTGATCTTTTCATTCATTTTATTCTCTATCCAGCGTATGGATACTTGTCCAGACAAAGTGATAGCTTCTGCATTGGCAAGTTTGTA